CGGATGAACTTCCTGCCCGCCGTGATCCCTACGGTCGTGAGATCAAAAAGGATATGGCTGCTGGTCTCATCCAGAGTAAGGATGTTGAAACTGATCCGTACATTCTAGAGATGGACCGTATTGAGCGGGACAACGACGGCGTACAGATTGGCGCTCCTTCTAAGAAGAACATCAAAGCGGATGGCCCTGATAAGCCTCCTCGTAATCTGACTTCTGAGGAGTTCCAGAATTACCAAGCAGTAGCCGGGGAACTGCTCCGTCAGGAGCTAGAACCCCTTGTAAGCCTGCCCGGGTGGGCTGAACTAACAGACGAAGAGAAGATGATCGTAGTCAAGGACATCCGTGACAGGACGAGAAAGGACGCACGTGAAGCTCTCTTCGGTGGGGATGATGAATGACGGAGTATGAAGTTATCCAAGCAGAGCGTACTAAGGCGTTGGAAGTAAAAGTCCAGTCGCTAGAGAGTACGCTCTCCTCGGTAGAAGGAAAGCTAGACGAGCTACTCGAATTGAAGAGCAAGGGCATGGGAGCCTTCTGGCTTGCTTCTCTTGTTGTCGGTACGATTATTAGTCTAGCAGGTAGCAGCATCATCGAATGGTTCCGGGGGTACTGATGGGTACTCCTAAGAAAACCGTGGGTGGTGCTGCTGCAGCGTTGGCTCTCGCAGTTGGGCTTATTGCCCCCTGGGAGGGTAAAGAGAATGATCCCTATAGGGATATCGTAGGGGTATGGACGGTCTGCTACGGTGAGACCCGAGTCCCCATGAGGAAGTACAGTGACGCTGAATGTAAGGTCATGCTGGACAAGGCCGCGGGAGGCTTCCAGAAAAAAGTCCTCAAGGTCAATCCCCAGTTAATCAATTACCCTTACCAGTTAGCTGCTGCTACTTCCTTGGCGTATAACATTGGTGCTGCCGCCTACAAAGGTTCTACGGCTGCACGAAAGTTCAATCAGGGTGACTACATCGGTGCTTGCAACGCCTTCAAGTCTTGGAATAAGGTGCGCAAGAACGGAGTTCTCGTAGTCTCCAACGGGCTAGTAAACCGGAGAAATGCGGAGGTTCGCTTATGCTATCAAGGGTTCTAGGCCTATGGGATAGGTTAAGAGATTATGTCACATTGGGACTATTCGTCGGCCTTGTCGCCGTCACAATACTGTGGAGGTTTTCTGTTGGTGACCTTGCTCTTGAGAAGGAAGGTCGTCTCAGGGATCAAGAAACGTATCAATCTGCTCAGTCTGCAGCTGAAGCTAAAGCTCTACGGCTGAAACAAGAACAGGAGAAGAAGGATCGTGATAAGCAAGAAGCTGCTGACAGTAATGCTGCTGCCCTTCGCAGCAAGTATGATGGCATCCTGCGGAGGTACGCCGAAGCTCAACGTACGATCAGCAGAACCAATCTGCCCGGAAGCTCCCCCACCCCCGAAGGCAGCAACGGACCCGGTACGAGTGCCGTCCTTCCTGACTCCTTAACTATCCCCTACAAGGATGCAGAGATTTGTGCAGAGAACACTGCCAGACTCGAGGCTGTCCAGAAGTGGGCCACTGTTAGATAAAAAGAAACCCGCTAGTAGCAATCCTTTTGGAGAGCCGCTAGCGGGTTTTCTTGTATCAGCCGTATCTGACGTATTGTTCGAGCTTTCGGAACTCATCAATACAGGACTCAGCCCCCATGTTCTCAATGAGATGGGAGAATGTGCCAATGAGGTGGACTCGAATGTCTACCTGATCAGCCTTGACGTAGACGCTGTTAACGTCCGAGTGGAGGAACTTCTCCAGGGCGTCGTCATAGTCTTCATCCATCGTATTCAATCCTTCCTACGTTAATCACTTCACATGAACTACCTGTACATGCAAACTCTTGGCTGCCTGTAGTAGTATCTTCCTTCTCGTAGAAGCTGAGGTCGGAGAAGTTGATTTCAGGAGAGGGATGCTCTTCGATCCACTTCAGGTAGTCTTCTTCAGGCAGCTCTTGATAAGGTGCTTGTCGGTAAGTGCCTCCATCGTGAGGAAGAAAGGAGATGCCTGAGAGTTCATCAAAGTTCTTGTAGACCCAGGCTGCTACACCCAACCACTCATCCTCTTTGACATTACATGTCATGCTGGGTTTGTGTTCGCACCAGTGGTCCTGGAGAACCTTCCAGAGTTCAAGGGCTTCCAGAGCGGTCTGGTCGTCTCGAGTTACTGCGCCTTCGGGGGCTCGTTGAGGGAAGTAGAAGACCGAAGTCGTTGCCGGAGCAGTGACATCCTCTTCCCAATAGACCCCAGCGTCCTTAAGAAAGGTAGTGACAGGGTCCTTGTTATCCGCACGAACAGTCCGTAGGTAGAAAGAACCGTGCCGAGTGTGCAGACCAGAAGCAGAGTTGACAAGCTGACTAACAGTTCCGCTAGGTTTGACACAAGTAGTAGCAGTAGCTGGATTAATCCCAAGCCGTTTGGCCCACTCGCGATTCGTAGCATTGACTGTTTCTCGTAGTTCAGCGAGCACTTCAGGACTTGAGAGTAGTTCGAGATTATCACATATACCTGTGAGGCTAACCCCGAGAAGGCGTTCTTCTTCACATGTTTCCTTCCAGATGGGTCTCAGGTAAGAGAAGTCGGTGAAGCTGGCTTGGATAGTGCCAAGAATAGCAGCGACGCGAGCTTTTCTTGTAAGGCTAGCTTTTGTGTCAGTACTTCGGACAACGATTTCTGTAAGATTGCAGAATTGGAATGGTCGCAGGATAATTTCAGAGCATGGGTTAGTGCCAAATTCAAAGTTCGCATCGCGACGTCCACTCCTTGCAGCAATTCGCTGACAAGCATATCGGCTGAAGAGACCGGGTTCTCCTGACTTACTGTCATATAGTTCCTTCCACTTCTCCATAAAGAAGCCTGCATCTGGTCGACGGTTACGATAGACGCCAGAGTTATTAGCGAGCTTACGGTAACCCGTTGCTTCCCACCATGCCCCAGACTTAGCTGTCGACATACGCTGATCCGTACAGTCGAAGAGGCTAATCATTGCAGACCTACGGACACCTCCGACTACCACGACATCAGCGATCTTACACATAATGTCATGGGCTTCGAGGGTACTTAGTCGGCGACCCGCAGCTGCTTTACAGACTCCGATAACGAACTGAAAAAGGTCGACCAAAGGCTCGGGTCCTGAAGCACGACCGCCAAAAGTTCGGAGTCGCTCTCCCGCAGCCCGTACTCCAGAGACATCCCAGCTTGGGACTCGACCTTCATAGAGTGACTGTACAAGCTCTCGGAGTCCTGTAGCCCATCCCTCTTTGCTATCGTCAATGACAATACAAGCGCCGGGAGCGAACTCGTCGGGGAGTCGGGGGAGGGATTCGACATACTTGGTCTCCACAGAGAAGCCGACACCCGTGCCGCACATCAGGATGTACATGGCTTCATCGAAGGAACGCAGGCTATCCACGGGCAGATAGGCGCAGTTGTAAGCAGGGACGTGACAGCGATCCAGCGTAGGACCGGCAGTCATCAGGGCTCGCATACTCGGCATTACTTCGAGGTTGCGAATGGCAGGGCGTACGAGCTCAATGAACTCGAGGTAACCGTTGCCGCGGGGATGTTCGGGCGGCCAGACTTGGTCCGCGTAGTACTCGACTAGTCGATCGACAGTCTCATCCCAGTTCTCACGACGGTTCTTATCCGCAAGCCATCGGGAGTACCGAGACTTGTAGATGAACTCTTCGTAGATAGTGGGGAACGGGTTCTCATAGTTCTTCAAGGTCATCCTTTAAGTAGTCGCGCCAGTTCTGCTTCCGTTCCCTGGAAGATGGGGAGGAAGGGACTATCCTCTGGTGATACTTCGAGTCGGCCAAGTCCTCCACTATCGGATTCCTTTTCCGTATTGTCTTGCCCATATTCAAACTCAATCAGAAGTTCAAGAACGTGAATGGCTTTGAGGAGGTCTTCCTTGCCATTCTTCTCACGGAAGCGAGTCGTGTACTTGATGATCGTATGCTGCATCGGGTCCAGCTTGTTCTTCATCGCATACTCGAACGGCTGAATAGGGAGCACGTAATGCCCCCCTCCAACCTGCCGATCCCAAGGGTTGCTCGTGTCTATCATAGCGCCTTTCATGATCGCACCGCAAGTACCACACTTGTGAACGTACCCGGGAGGAGCGGAGTTCCACTCACTTCCACAGTACGAACAAACTGTCTTACCGGGCGTTGAGGTAGTCATCCTCTGCCTTTCGAATAGCCTCAATCTTCGCAAGAAAGTCTGCCTCGGTTAGTTCCTCGACACTATCCTCGCCAAGCCAGAAAAAGACATTAGTTTCTTCGATATTATTCGTCGTCATTGTTGTTCCTTCTTAGTCCGACGAGTTCTTCGAGTTCGTCCATGTTGTCGACGATCTCATGCTCGAATACATCAATGACTTCCTCGATACTCACGTTGAGAAAGTCGCACAGCTCCCATCCGTAGAAGCGTTCAATCAACGCCGCTCGGAGCTCTTCCGAGAGAACTTCTTCGTTACTCATTGCGGCCATCACCCAATCTTCGTTCGCTTACCATCCTGCCACGACCCACAAGTCGTACAGCGGAGACGTTCGATCTGCATCGTCTTGGTCCTACGGTAACCCCGCTTATGGAGGACCTTGCCATTACAAGCTCCACAAGCATGACGATCACCGAGGAACGGGTGGTTCTTGATGAACGGCTTGATCTTTTCATAGAGCTTGATGAGCAATAGACTATCCTGAATGCAGTAGGCCTTCATACGCTTCTGGGCTCCACGGTCTCCTTCGAGGACGGAACGCCACAGGCTAAAGCCTTCGTTCTTGATTTTCTTACCGATCTCCAGAAGAGGTCCGATGTAAGCGAGACGGTTCATAACGAACCCGAACTGCTTCACGGTCTTGAGTAGATCGATACTCGTGATAGGCGGGGGTGGCTTGAGTCCTGCGAGGACAAATTCACCTCGAGCCTTCTTGTTGTCGTAACGATCTCCATTGTACGTTACGAGTGCGTCAGCCTCTTCGAACAGAGCATGGAGGGCTTCGACCATCGTTTGATGGCCATGCTCCCACTCGCTATAGAAGATGACTTCCTTTGGTTTGTCGGCCCAGACTGCCGAGAAGCAGAGAAGACCGCCGGGGTCCACTAGCTGATCTGGAGAGATATTCTCATCCCACATCTTCCAGACGTAGGCGAGGGCGGGCTTCCACTCAATATCGTAGAAGAGAATCTTAGCTGCCATTACTCAGGTTCTTCCTCGATATGGGCCATTCCGATTGAGAATATATCAGTGTAGTCTATTACTACGTCGATAATCTCTTGTTCCTGCTCATCAGTTAGCTCAATATTTTCATGAGCTAGATACCCTAGAACTGCACTAGCTACGTCGAACTGATCATCCCAGTTCATGATAGAAATTTTCTTCAAACCTTTTTAATCCTTTTCTTTCGTCTCTTTTTAGGACCCTTTAGAAACTCCTCAGGTACAAATTTATCA